TATATAGTATAACATATTGTTATACATATGTAAAGTGTTTTAAGTAAAGTTTTTTATTTTTTTATAATAAAAAGAAGCTATTAAGCTTCTTCCAATTCTCCAAAAAGTTCTTCATATTTTCTATAATCGTATTTCAATAATAACTCTTTAGCTTTAGCCTCATCAATAGCCATTGCACACGTTTTATAATCTTGATCATATGTGATTAAATATCTTCCTTTTTTACTTCTATAAAGTATAGCATCATACATATTAAGAATTTTAGAATCTAAAAATCTAATATAAGTTGTTACTCCTTTCTTCACTTTTTCTGAAACTAATTCCATTTTTTCAGTTTCATATTTTAGATTATCAATGACGAATAACATTTTTAAAATACCTCCTCTTCATTACTATCATTATACCTTCTTCTTAAATCTTCCGCTTTTTCTTCATCCCCTTTTCTATCTTCTTGTGGAATATAATCAAATGTTCCTTTATCAGCATCCCATAAATAGACTAGCTTTACATTATTACTTGCATTTCTTACTTTTTTGGTTGATATTTGAAGTCCTTCCTCTTTCTGTTGAACTGATAATACTATTGATGCATTATAGGCTATACCATCACTATCCCTAATATTCTCAAGCTCCAAATCTTCTTGCTGTGTACCCATTCTATTAGACTGAACTACAACTAGAACTGGTATTTTTAAATCAATGCTCAACTGCATTAAATCCTCGCTAATGTTAGTTAATTGAGTTGTCTTATTGTCACCACTTCTTTTTCTCTCGTCCTGTAAATAAGAAATACCATCAACTGCTAATATATCAAGGTTATTCAATTCACACCAACTTTTTAATTTTGAAACAGTTACTTCTTTATTAAAGTCCTTTGGATGTGCAACATAAAATGGTACATCAATTCTTGATAATCTATCAATATATCTAGGATAACCTGATATATCTTCCCCTCGATACAAAGCACGACTTGAAATGTGACCATGTAATGTATCAAATCTATAACCAGTTTTATTAGCACTCATTTCAGGCTCAACTAATCCAACTCTCAATTTTCCAACTTTCCAAGCATGTTCTAACATCTTAATTAGTACCCAAGATTTACCTTGACCTGTCCTTGCGAACAAAACAACTAATTCCTCGCCCTTATGCCATCCACCTAATTCTTCATCCAATTCTTGAAAACCGCTAGGAATAAATCTAGTATCTTTATTTTCTTTTGTTTCTTTCCATTCTTCTAAACGGCTTTTAGCATCTTTAATAATATCTACACCTTTTATTTTTTCAACAACTTTAACGCTATCAATATTTGATTTTAAATATTCAAAAGCTTTATAAGAATCAGTTTGTAAGAGTTCAGCCATTTTCTGCATTAACGGAACTGACTGATTATATAGATATTCCTCTCTAAAAGTATCAACCAAATATTGGTCACTCTCTAGTACATTAATAATATCAAAGTCATTAAATTTTGATAAAAATGTTTCAGTATCAGGTACATTTCCATATTCATTTAGATGTTCAATTATATAATCATATTCATCTTTATATTGGATAAAATAATCTTCAGTAATGTCATTTTCTTTTAATATTCTTAATGATTTTTCTTTTAAGATTCTATTTAATATTTGAAGTTCTACCATCTTTTATACCTCTTCACATATTCAAAACTAGGTGAATGATAGATACCAAATAAAACTAAAATCTTATACATTTTTGAATTATTATTACATTTTGACCATTTTCTCCAATCTTTTAAATATTCAATCATACATTGACACCTCGCTTATCTTCTTCTCTTAATTCTACAACTGTTGAACAGTTATAGATTCTACTTACCAATCTAGGACCTAGACAATTTTCTAATTGTTCTTTATCTTTATTTGAAGTGTAGAAATTACTTTTACCAGCTGAAATTCTTCTATCAATATATTGCAATAAAATTTGATGTTCAAAACTAGTTGCATTGCTTTCTCCAATGTCATCCCAAATAACCAAATCAACTTTTTCTATATCATTACATAGCTCTTCTAATCCATCCACTTTTTGAGAAATTGAACGTTTATAATCATATAAGAATGAAGGAACATTTATAAATAGTGCTTTTTTATCAAAACAACTTTTATGCCAAATTTTGTCAAAATAACTGAACATTAATTTAATTGTCCAACTTGTTTTTCCATTTCCACAATTATTAGAAAAGATGTATAGATTCTTTCCTTTTTGTACATAATTATATATATCGTTATAAATGTTCTTTAGCTGATGAAAAGCTTCACTGTCAATATTAGAACAAGTTAGATTTTTTGGAATCCATAAATATTCAGGTAAATTAGATAAATTAAATAAGGAATGCATTAATTTATATCTAACACAACTGAGATAGCAATTTTCTTTAGCTCTATCACACGTTTTTCCATACCAACACTTATACATCTTCTTCCTCCAAAAGCTTGTCATACGCTAAAATTAAAGCATTTATCGTATCATTTAAAGTATCTCTTGTATTTTTCAACATATTAATAGTGGGCATTAAATCTTGAGGATTTTCAACAATCCAATATCCATCTTTTGGAATACAAGCAATAGGTACTCCCATATTTCTTAATTCTTGAATTATAATTCTTACATTTCTTTGTCTAATTCCTGTCAAACTAGCAATATCATTATAATGTAACTGACAAGGACTAGTTGGCAGTAAGTTATAGACTTGTTCCTGTTCTACAGTTAAATATTTAGGTTTTTTGATCATTTAAAACACCTCCAATTTTCCTTCAGCTTTCAATCTATCATATTTAGCTTGTGTTTCCTCTCTTGAAAAATTATCATGTTCCCATTTTAATGAATTGTCTAATTCTTTATAATTTAAATTTTTAAGCCATGTTGGGTCTAAATTCTTATAACCATTATCTAATGATAATTGAATAGTATTTAATTGTGTTTTTAAATCTTTATTAGCAATCCTGTTTAAATTGCCTCTAATTTTTTCATCAGTTATAAATACATTATTATCAATTAAACCTTTAAAAAACGTTTCTAATAAATCAATAACTTTTTCATTAAAATCATATTCATCAATAATTTTTAAAATGTTTTTTAACTTCTTTTCATTTTTAGAAATTTTAGAAGATTTTGAATTTTCGTTATTTATATTATTACTTATTTTTTTAGTATTACTTATATTATTACTTATATTATTGTGTAAAGTTTCTTTACACCCCTGTAAAGTTTCTTTACATCCCCCCTGTAAAGTTTCTTTACATCCCTGTAAAGTTTCTTTACATGTATTATAATTTGTAATAGCTTTATAATGATTAAATAATACATTATTTATCTCTATAGGTTTCTTTTCAATTAGTCCTTGTTCTACTAATTTTTTCAATATCGTACTTATAGATTGTCTAGAACAATTACACCATTCCGCTAGATAATTACTTGTTCCTGTGAACCAAGAATTTTCTTCTTGTGAAAATCCATAAATGATTGCATAAACCATTAAAGCATTTCCTTTTAATTGTAATTTATTCACCATCCATCCTTGAATAGTAATATAATTTTCATTTTTAACCATATTTGTTTTTCCTCCTTAATATGTAAAAAACTTCATGTCACTTGTCGGCATACCTTTTTGATGAAAAGCTATTTATTGCTAATATAAACAACATATACAGCACATATAATTGAAGGAAATTTGTTTGTAATTAAGGTATACCCACAAGTGACATGAAGTTAGTTCATGTCTAATTATTCAATTTTATTGCACTGTATATAGTTATTTCCTTCATACTTATGATACAACTTTTTATTGAATAATACAATATTTTTTACATATTAAAAATGTCATTAACTTGATTATCAACTTCAGTATTTAATTTATCCCAAAGTTTTTTTCTAATGCTATCATCTAGATTTACACATTGCCATTCTTCTTCAGCCACAATCTTATAATAGTTATCACCTTTTTTAACAGTTGCTCCTGAAGTGTATCTAATTGACATTACTTTGATACCATCCTCAGTAGTTACTTTTTCTTCTTTTTGTTCTTTTGAAGTTTCAATAACTTTAGCTTCTTGTTTTTTGGTTGATTTTTTAGCTGTAGTAGACGTTTTTTCTTTTTTAGTATTATTTACTTCATTCTCATTTTTGTTTGTTACAGCTTGTTTTTTAGGGTTTTCATCAGGTTCTCCCACTTCTTCTTTAATTGGTTCTTTTTGTTGAATATCTTCTTTTGGAGATTCTTCAACTGCATCTTGTACAACTTCCTCACCTGCTTCATAACCGCCACATTCAGTACATGACACTGATTCACCATTTACAAGCATAGTACATCCATTACATTCCTTACAGAATTCATCAGCCTTATCTCCTGCCCATTTACATTTAATAAAATTAGCCATTTTATTTATCCTCTTTTCTATTTATTTTTCTTGATTCTTAAAGTTGAAGTTACTTTTTCAATAAATGCTCTTTCTAAAATAGACATATCAAATCCACTATATGATAATTTTTCTAAAGCATCCTCATCAATATATTCTTTTGTTTTAATTACGGTTTTTAATTCTTCAGGTTTTAAATTAGCTTTTAAAATTTCAATAGCTAAATCATCATTTAAAGATGTTTTAGTTGTGTTAGAAACTGTTGCTGTGTATTTTTCACTTTCAAAACATTCAAGATTATTTTTAGAAAAATATTCCTTAATTTGTTTTGATTCCTTATCAATGTATTTTTTTAAACATTTTTCCTCATCTTTATTTTTTCCGTAGGAATCAATAATACTAGCAATATCCACCTGTGGTTCTTCTTTTTTTAAAATTCTTCTACTCATAAATTAACCTCTTTTCTTTCCTCTTTTTCCCCATTGGTAATGAGCGTTAAATTCACTCATACATCCTCTATATTTCCCTTGTAAATCTTCTTTAAATTGTTTTAAAATCATAATGTCCGACCAAGAAAAATATTTAATATTTCTACTGTCAACAGTAGGTTCAGGTAATTTTAATCCTTCAGGTTTTTCATATTCATTTGATTCATACCATTTATACCATCTTCTAATAGTCATATAGGATGTACCTAGAATTTGTGATACTTTTTGCATCGTAAATTTTGTATGTTCTTCCTCCATCTAATCACCTCCTTCAAATCTCAAATATATTGTAATACATAAATAGTTGAAAGTAAATATCTAGGATAATAGAAAGTTAATATCTTCTAATGATAATTTTCCATCAATGATTGCGTCACTCATTTTACCTTTTTTCTCAATTAAATCATGTATTCTATCATCTATAGTATCCTTACACATCAAAGTTATAATAGAAACAGTCCCTTTAGTACCAATTCTGTGTGCTCTATCTTCAGCTTGATTCTTTAATGCTTTTGTCCAAGGTTCATCTAAAAATATGACATTTTGTGCGGAAGTCAAAGTTAAACCAGTACCCATTGCACCTATTGTGCCAATAATAACTTTACATCTTTCATCATTTTGGAATCTATCAACCTCATTCATTCTTTCCTCTTGTTTGACATCACCAGTAATATAAGCAGGATTATATTTAGACAATAACTTAACTGCTACTTCAGTTATGCTTGTCCAATTAGAAAAAATAATAGCTTTTTGATTGTTTGCAACAATATCCTCAACTAATTCAACCATACGTTGCATTTTAGCTGATTCTTGAATTGATTCGTCAATGATACCACACCAACCTGTAACTTGTCTTAATCTTAATAGCATAGACAGTGGGTTATTTGACATTCTTATTTGATGTATCAATGTTTTAGTATTTTGCTGAATTTCTAAATATAGTTTTGACTGCTTACTTGACATTTCTACATATTCTAATTTTTCAATTTTATCAGGCAAATCTAAAACTTCAGTCTTTAATCTTCTCAACATTATTTGGTCGACTAGACTTCTTAATTCATCAAGATTCTTATAACCTAGGATTTCAGCATCATTGTAACCACCTAACCTACAATAATGCCTTTTAAATTCAAATAATGAATGATTTTCATACCCTAGCCACTTAATTGGAAAATATAAATCAATAGGACTATTCATTAAAGGTGTACCACTCATAGCTATCATGTGTGGAGCTGAAATTTCTAACATGGCTTTTCCTTGTAATGATGTTGAATCTTTAGCTCTATGACATTCATCAAAAGCTATCAAGCCTATAGTTCCGTCATTACATAATTCCTTAATCTTATTAGCTATAGGAAAATCATACTTGTATTTACCTATTTTTTTAGCTCCTAGACGTAAAGTTTCAATGTTGGTAATAATATACTTGTTGTCAGGAAGATTGCTTAAATCATTGATTTTATCCTTTGTAGAGCCTAGATATTCTTTTCCATTTTTTCTATATCTAGTTCCTAAAACATATCCTTTTTCATTTGAATGTTTTGATACTTCTTCCCGCCAATTATATTTAAGAGAATTAACACCACATATAATTAAAGCTTTTTTAACTTTTTCACCTAAGCATTCAACCAAATCAATTATTTGAAGTGTTTTTCCTAAACCTTGGTCATCACATAATAAGAATCTATCATGATTCAAACCAAATCTAATTCCATCTAATTGATGTGGAAAAGGTTTTGTTTTAAAAATAATATTTTTAGGAATATCATTTTCTAATTCAATTTTATGCAAATCTTCATAAACGCCTTCAATAATAATTTCAATATCTTCAAACTTATTACATAAAGATACTATATTATTGAGAGGCATTTCCCAAGTACGATTATCAGCATTATAAATTCTAGTACCCATTTTTTTAATAAAATCTACAATTCTTCCGTCATAATCAAAACTTACAAAAGCACTTTTCTTAATAAGTACATTAGATGCTAACTTATCAGGGTTATCAATTTTTATTTTTATCATTTACTCACCTCCTTTAATTAAAATGATTTTACCTGTAGGTTTTTGAAACATATTGATTATATCCAACATAATCAATATTTATTCTTTCCCATACATATTCTTCCTTATGTATATATCTTTAGAATATTTTTTCATTTTTCTTTTCCTTGCCTTTCTTATTCTTCATAAGGTTCAAATTCTTCAAAATCATCATTATCATTATTATTTCTTAAAGCAATTTGATGATAAAGTTCTTCCAATGATGGACTATAGAAGCTCTCTACTTTTCTAATACTTCTTAATTCATCATGGATAACTCTACCAAAGAAATAACCGTCACTGCATTCAATAACTTCGAGCTTTACTTGTACATTGCTATTAATATAATAGCTTTCTTCGTCCGTAGGATAAACGCACCCTACGTTATCACAATATCGCATCGCTTCTTTAATTGTCAAAATTGTTTCTACCATTTTTCTTACCCTTTTTGATAACTCTTATTTGTTATCCCCTTTCTTATTACATACATAGTATAACATATATTTTTATGTATAACAATATATTTTGTTAAATTTGTTAAAAAAATTTAACAATAAAAAGGTGTAAAATAATTACACCTTTAAATAATAGTTGTATTTGAAATTGATTCTAAATTTTTAAGATGATTTTTAAAAACTTGTTTTTCTTCTAATGTGCAAGAATTATAAAGTTCACTCAACATCTTTCTAATAGTAGATAATAATGTTTCAAGATTATCAATATTTCTATTGTGCATATAATTAACAAATAAACCTTGGATATCCATAATAGTTTCATCAACATTACTTTCAGGAACTAAATCATATTCTTGATTTATTTTATTTATTTCAGCAAGTATTAAAAATGCCTCAACATCAAATCCTTTTTTAAGTTGATTTTCAGCTAACTCTTTAGCAATGGGAATACTTTCCTCGAATGTCATATGATTACATTCCTAGCATTACTTTTACAACTGCTAATTTATCAGTGTATTTTCTGATGCATTTTTCCCAACAGTCTTTATCTTCTTGAGATAAATATACTGAATCTAATTCATCATATTCTTCCATTCCCATTTCTTTTAAATTTGATGCATGTTGTAATTCTTGCATTGCCATATCATGATACATTTTTGACCATTGAGGCTTCATATTTTTATAATATACATATGATTCTGCATAATCTCTAGCACTGCATAATTCATCTTTAATAGAATCCATATACATTTCTAGTCTTTTCATAATAAACACCTCCTAGCAAATTTTAGTTACAACAACATCAAAATCCCCTGTAACTTCTACACCTGTATTAATGAATTGTAATACTGTTGGAGAGTCACAGCATCTTCCTAAATTATTGTCTTTAACTTGAACTAAAGTAGTAATAGGAACATTAACTGAAGTTGTAATTGTAGCTCCTGTGATAGTTCTAGTTGCTTGAGGTTGATTGATTCCATTTTTAGTCATGCCAATAACCACATTTCCAGCAGTACTTGCTAAAACTGTAGCATTAAAAACAACTTCATAAATACCGCATTTATTTAATTGAATTGTTGATACACCATTTAATTCAGCAGTACATCCTTTCTTTAAAGTCACGCTGTTAAAAGGAATAATTCCTGTTGTAGCAACTACACTTTGATTTTTTGAATAAGCTTCTAACATAATAATTTCCCCTCTCTATAATAATTTATTTTTAATAAAAAGTGGGAAGTTGTTCTAGCATTCCCACTTAACCTATAGGCATACTACAATGCTCATTTAATATTTAATTTTTTAGATATTAGAACATCCGCAACCTGAATTAAATACAGGACTAAATCCTGCAGTATAAGTAGTTGCATTTGGATATCTAACTACACCACACATCGCTGATTGTAGTTGTAATTGATTAACTTGTGCTTGTAATGTTTCAATTTTGTTTTGAGCCAAAGCATCAAGAATCTTTTGAGTTTGAGCTGTTGTGTTTGCATTAATACTAGCAGTATTAATAGCTCCGTTATAATTAACACTATCAATAGCTCTTTGAGTTGTGCAGCAACAGTCAGCTAATTGTGTTTGAGTGGCATTAAAATTTCTTAATGTTTCATAACCTAAATTACTTAATCCATTTTGAAGTCCTTGATAATTATGTTGAACATTATCATTTAATCTTCCAACTGAATTTTCTAGGTTATTGAAATTCATAGCGTTACATAATCCAGCTTCAGTTACAGGTTCCCCATTGAGATTTCTAGTTCCTCCAAAGAAACCTCCTCCACCAATCATTAATAAAATTAGCAATGCGAAAATCCACATTCCGCCATCAGCACCACCAAACATTCCGTTAGTTTTATCAGTCACTGCAGCAATGTCGGCTAAAGATACTCCTGAATCCATAAGTCATTTCTCCTTTCTTTTGTTAAATTTATATGAAAAAGCTTTAAGCTTATTTCATCATTTTTAAGATTTCATTAGGGTCAATGTTCATATCTTTACATTTTTGATAAAAAACATCTTTTGGGTTTTTACCTTCACACATTTTCATGACCTCTTGAACTTGAGGATTAGATTGAGCCATATTCATCAAAGTTTGTTGAGGATTCCTAGCAAAGTTAAACATATTCATCATATTTTTAACGTTTGACATTATTGGATTTTGATTTAATTGTGTCGAAGTCTTGTTGAACAAACTGCTTGCCATAGTCCATCATCTCCTTTTTAAAATTTTCAAATTCTTCTCTACTCACAAAATCATTTGATGGTTGAGAGACTTGTTGATTGTCTAAAATTTCAGTAAAAGAAAATTTTCTAATATTTCCAAAGCCTGCTCCATCAGTTTGCTTTATATACATAATGTCACTATTACCATCAAACAAAGCAACAGTACTATTTGGAGCCATTTGATAAGTTTGAGCACCTTGTAAACCATTTACTCTTATTAATTCTTGAGGTACTAAATTATTTTGAGTACTCATATTATTTAAGTTATTTAAGTTTTGATTATTATAGGATTGCATGTTATAAGGGTACTGCATACCCATTGAGTAGGGATTTTGATACATAATGTATAACCTCCTTTGTTTTTACAATAAAATTGTAAAATAAAAAGTACACTATCACAATGTAATGATAGTGTACTAAAAGTGTACAATTATAGAATTTTTAAAATTTTCTTATTAACTTTTTGACTTAATTTTCTTGCATAATCACTAGATATATCTAGTTCTTCAGCTATTTGTTCTAATGGGATACCTCTTGCTCCCATTTCAAATAAATCTTTTTCATAATTTACAAAATTGCATTTATTTCTAAATAGGTCTAGTTCAGGTTCAGTAAAGTCAGAAATAATCATCTACGCTTACCTTTTCTTCTTCTACTTCTAGGTCCATTTCTTCTAATAGTTTTAGTTACTCTAATTCGTGCCATTATTAATAGTTCCATTTCCATCTACATAATTAGCATCACCATTATCATTTGTTTCAATTTGCGTAGTTGTAGTTTCTTCAGTTGGAAGATTCCAAAAATACAACCAAGCAATATTTGTAGCAAAGAATAATAGTAACATTGTAATAAATGCAATAAACCATCTTTTAGATTGAGCTTTGATTTCTTTTAGACAATCAACAGCTAGAGTATCATGTTTTTCTTCCATAGCACTATACCCCCATTAACGCCATGATGGTATTTTTACCTGCGATACCGTCAGCAGTTAAGCCTTTTGATTTTTGGAATGCTTTAACGGCAGCTTCAGTATTGTTTCCAAATTTAGCATCAGTACCTTGAGGGTTGAATCCATAACAGTATAAAGCAACTTGAACTGCTCTAACCATTTCTTGATACTCACCATTTCTAACATAGTGACGACCTAAAGCATTGATGGTTTTAGACCCACATTTTCCATCAACTGCTAACCAAGCATTATAATCATGATTCATAGCAATTTGGAAACATCTAATAATATTAGCTTTTGTTTTAGGTCCATAGATTCCATCAGTATCAATTTTAACTCCTGTATAATTGATAGTATGTTGTTGGCCTAAAGCAATTAAATCATTTCCTTTGGAAGTTGATTGTGGTATTGATGGTTTTGAAGTTGAAGTAGTTGAGTGTTCTTCATATCTAAAATGATAATCCCATCCACCTCTATAGGTATAGAATGAACGTGTACAAATTTCTTTTCCTGTTTGGTCACCAGTTTTACCGCCTGTAGTTTTTCCTTTTTCGTTAATTGAGGCGTGCACAATGTTTTTAGCATCAATACACATAACCACATGATGTCCTTCTTTTAAGAAAATATCTCCACGTTTTCTAGGTGAATCAATAGCAATAGCTTTAAAACCATTTTTTAATAATTGTTCTCTTAAATTTCTAGTGGTAGAGCTACTATTTACATTAAATCCAGCTTTATGCAAAGCAGTACCAACTAATGATGAACAATCATAATTAGGACCATTTCTATGTGCTTGGTCATAACCATGTGAATTATCTCTAGCGATTGCTTCCATAAATGATACTGCAGTTTCAATTTTTGACATTATTTATCTCCTCCATATTTTCCTGATAATAATTTAATCCAATTTTTAACTAATTCATAGCATCCTGTAGCACCTAATCCAATATAAGCACCAATTACAGCTTTTTCAAATGTTCCATATAAAATAAAATATGAAACTCCACCAACAAATGCTAAAATAGTTGGAATAAGCTTATTATTAATCACTGCATCATTAGTCCATGTTTTAACAATATATCCAATTAAAACACAACCTAATAATACTGCGGGATTAATAGTTTCTAATAAAAAATCCATTTAAAAACCTCCTTTCTTTTTAACATTATAACATTTATATACATAATTTAAAAGTATTTATAATTATGCAACTCTCTCCCAAATATATGTCAATTTAGTGGGTTGAATATTTTGAGAATCACCAGAGCCTGAATTTTCAGTATACATGAAAACTCCGTGATTAGTTGCTAGATTATTACTAGGTGTACCTCCTGCAACTGCATTCACCCCTGCATATACGTTATTAGAATAAGTTCTACCCCAGTTAAATACATGACCAGGCATATGGTGTTGATGTTCTTGTAACCATTTACTACCAATAGTTTTTCCTGCAGCTTGATTAAATGTTGTATGAGTATTTTCGTCTGTATCATCCTCATTGATACCACCTAAAACATATCCTTTAATTCTCTCCCATTTAGTTCCTGGATAATATTCGTTAGGGTCAAAATCTTTTCTTGAGTTATATATTTGAGTTCCTACAGGTGGGTATAAATACGAACTAGCTGGAAGTTTGATTGAAAAACTATATTGAGTATTGACTCTTTTTAATAATAAATCTTCTCCTGTGAATGAAAGACAATTAAAAATAATATAATCACTATTTTCTTCACTTGACAATAATCTAATTTTCATTTGAGCATTTCCATTAAAGTAAGATTCTTGAACACTATATTCAAGTTGACCATTTTCATTTTTAGATAAATTGCTAGATTTAATAACATTTGATTGAGTATCAGTTATTTCAATAATATAATTAGTTATTTGAGTGTTAAGAGGAGTTAAATAAATCAATAAAGAATTATTACCACTATCTACACTATATAATCCATTTTTAGAAGCATCATTAAAATCATAACTTAAAATATTTTTCATAATAATAAATTCCTTTCATAAAATATAATTTAAAAGTATAGTCTTTATTTTTGACTATACTTTAGTCTCTCCACCTCTTCTTTAACTTCCGAAAGATTATCTTCAACTTCATCTATACGTTCATGAATTCGTCTATGACTATCTTTATTTGAAACAGTAAATTTATCAATATTACTTTCAATAGCAGTAAGTCTAGTCATCAATTTTGTAATTGTAGAATTCAATTTAATTATAGGATTTCCAACTGCCAAGAATAAACCTACTAAAGTTCCAATAGAAAGGACTACAATCCAAGAAATTTCATATTCTAACATTACTATATATCCTCCGCATCTAATTCTATATAACCCCCATTCAACTCAACATAACCAACTGACGCACCTAACGGACCACTGATGTTAGTTTGAGTGTATATAGTAATAATTGACTGAAATTTAGAGCCAGTAGCACCTGCGCCTTTTGAAGTATCAGCTTCTGCTATAATAGTATTACCATTTCCAGCACGCACGACAACTTTAGTCATGTTATTTAGGCTAATACCCACAATAGGAGTTTTGTGCATAACGACTGGAAGTTGTAGCATAATATCCACGTTTTTAACAGTTTCACCTGCAATACAAGGCACTCTAGATAAAACATTATTAGTTATTTTCCAATAGTACCGCAAACATTTATTAAATTCATCTGCATATGAAAATGTATAGATTCCTGTGAATTTTTTCCCACGTTCAAATTTAATCCATTGAATATATGGAGGATTCATTAGTGTACTCGAATCATTATGCATATAGCTTTCATAATGTGATATTGAAACTCTAGGATTAGTTTCTTCATACCTATGAAATTCTATTTTATACAATTTTCTATTATCTTCAGCTGTTAGAACTGTTGTAAATTTTTCACCAGGTGCCAAATTATCATAAAATGTAAATGATTTTTCGTCTAGATCCTTTAGTTTAACCGTTATTGTGTAATAGCCTTGTATCATTTTTTCACTTACTTCTGAATGAATTTCTTGTACTAAATCACCATTCATAGGTCTTATACCAAATTTACTAATGTCCATTAGTGCAGAACTAGTTGAGTTATTAAACAAATGCCACATATCGATAGTACGTGTTTTACTCCAATCATACGAATATGTTGTGCTACCTATTTGGTTTACAGGATTTAGAAAATAACCATTAATAATAATATTTTCATTTTCAATATAATCAGTTTTTTCTTTAATCTCATCAATTTCAATTTGTAATTTTCCTGCACTATCAGTCGAAAGTTTGTCCTTCATTTGATTGAACCAAGTATTAAATTGACTTTCGTACTGTTTAAATAAAACTGAGTAATCAACCTCATCTATAGTTCCAGTCACCCAACCACAAATAGAACTATCAGGACGAGTGTCTGTGATGTTTGATTGTGTAATAGTAGAAGATTTTGCTGACACTAAAACATTTGCTAAAACAATATCTTTAATAGTATCATTATAAACTCTTGCTGGAGGCGTTGGTGATGTTGATGCAGTACCTTTAATAACTTTAATTTCAGCATTTCTAACGGATAATGTATCATCAACACGCATTACAATTCTATCAATTCTATCTTGAGTGCTGGCAGAATCTAAAGTCAATGTTACATTTTCATTTACTAAAATTGTAACTCCTCCAACCATACAGCTTCCTTTATTTACTTGAACTCCTAATGTACCATTTTCGACAACTTGCAAATTACTTGAAGGATTAGGAAATACACCTTCCTTAAAATAAGTTTTTAATAGATTTCTAAAACCTTTTGAATCAGTAGCTCTATCATAAATAGGTGTTCCATCTGATTCATAGCTTTGGACTTGTGAATCAAATGGGAATGCTTGAATATTTTGTGCCATAATAATTACCTCCTTAAATTATTCTTATTTCTAATTACATTTCCTATTTTAATTTCAACGGAAATGTCACCTTGTTTCATTACCTCGTAAATTTCAACAATTCTTGCTTCTAATTGTATGCCATATTCATCAAGAACACAGTCAACTTTTGTACCTAAATCATAGTCTTTCATATATTCATATCCTTGAGGTATAATTTTAAAGTCTACTGTTTGTTCAATGACATAATCCAATGATTTTTCTAAACCTTTTTGAATAAGTTCTTCCTTATATTCTTCTAAAGTTTGTTTTTCATCATCAAATTGTACGTCCCTTTGGTCTATGAACTGTTTATATTTATAATTACCATTTGATAAATCTAAATAAGCCACTATACGATTTTCAGCTTTATCACTTCCTGCAATAATAAAGTAATTTTTATATTTTGATTTGTCAATATTGATTGTAGGGTTTTTAATAGTATCTTGAACTGTTGAAAATGTAACAAATTCATTTCCTTCAGCTGATTGTGTTTTATCCTCTCCTTTATAAATTATAACATTTAATTCATCATTCTCAAAATTGTATACACATTTATAACTCATTTCTTGTGTTTGTAGGGTTTCATAGCATTTATCAGCTAATTCGCTTCCTGTTTCTTGATATTCAATAGTAGAACTTACTAGTCCTTCTTGATGTGTAATTTCTTTGATAGGAATATCTTCTTTGTACTGCCTTATCATATTTTCTACAGTTTGAATGAGTTGTCCACTACCATAGAAAGTAGGATAGATAACTTTATCATTTAATGTTCTTTCTAGAAAATACCCTGAAAGCTGAACATATTTAGTATCTTCCATTTTTAGCATCTTTTTGACTTCGCCAGTTTCAGGTCTATCTTTGGTATAAATGTATTTAATGTTTGCTGAATACTGCTCTACGGGAATTATGATTGTAAAATCACCATACGTATAATATTTTCTATTCCATTGCACATTAGTAGGAGTTAATAGAGTTAATAATTGGAAGTTAGCATCTAATGCTTTAAATTCCAACATATCTTTGATTATAGTAGATTGTAACACCTAATGAGTTCACACCTTCATCAGCATTAAACTTAATTGTGTTACTACCGATATCAAATTTTAAATCATAGAAAGAAGAATCTCTACTAGTTCTTCCAATTATATTAACTCCATTTTTTCTAACTGTTGCAGGTGTACTTGTTAAATCAATAATAATAGTATCATCTTTCACAAGTGTATCATTTATCTTAATAAATTTATCGTCTTTATATACAATAGGATTTTTAACGACACCTTTTGCTAAAAGTACAATTTTAGGATATGTTTCTACATCTCCTGTATTTGATAATTCAACTTCATCTGCAAATTTATAATGGCTAAAAATAAATCCTTTGTTGACTCTTGAGATAAATGGAAATCCAAATTTAGGAATAACTGAAGCAATATCTTCTCCAAATTCATCAACACTCAATAAATATGGTTGCATACATCTTATAGTAAATTGTAATTCTAATCTCTTATAAATGTTCTTGTTCGGTAACGAAAATTTGTATAGACTTCCTTCGCACCATCTAGTTCTTCCTTGGTATGTTAAATATACTTTAAATGTGTGCTTAACACCAAAAAAGCTAATACAAGTGTCCCGAAGTATAGATAATAAATTTTTATTATACATATAAGCTTTTATTGTTCTATCTTGAATACCTACTCGTTCTGACGATAAAATACCTCCATCACCAAAAGCTTTATCTTCATATGAAATTGTATTTGTCACATAATCCCAGCCATCTAATCCATCACTAGGAATCATCCATAATGTGTTATCAAGGATGAACTCTTGTCCATCCTCTCTAACTACTCTTACTTTTACATCTTGACTAGCCATCTATCATCATCCTTCCATTTGATACATTTGTTGTAACCTTAATTCTCTACTCATTTCATCAACTGATGCAATAGGTTGATTGATATTAATTTCTTGATTAAATTTGAATCCTTGAATTGCTAAATCTCCTAAACCATTTGAAATATCCATATTCATAATATGTTGTAACGATTTAACACCATTTAATAATGATGTTTCTATTTGAGACATTGGGTCATCTTCCATGAACCCTTCAACAATACCCATGCTCAAGAATTTACCAACCTCATTCTTCATAACCCTTGAAGGAGAATGAATTCCAAAGAATCCTTTGATTCCGCTTAAAATCCCACTGCAGAATCCACCAATTTTACTCAAAATCCAATCTTTAACTGAATTAATACCATTCCATAACCCTTTAATCATATTTTTTCCAATATCAGTTATTCCTTTAATTCCATTATTGAATACGTTAGTAATTGATTTTAAAATAGTTTTTGCATGACCACCAACATTTGAAGCCATTGATTTAATACCATTTCCAATACCTTTAATTATATTGGCACCTAAATTTAACCAATTATAAGCTATGAAAACTGATACAATAGCTTTAATAATTTGAGGAATGTTTGCAATTAATGTTGGGATAGCTTTTATCAAGCCTGCTATTAATTGTACAATTATTTCAAAACCTTTTGCTAAAATTGTCGGGAAATTATCATTGATAATATTAGCAAAAGTTGTAATGATTGTAGGAACATATGCAATTAATATTGGGATGGCATTTGTTATTCCTTTAACTAAATTACTTAATAATTCAAAACCTTTTTGAATTAAAGTTGGAGCTGAATTTGCTATACTTGTTGCAAAATCTTGAATTATTTGAAGTAATTGAGGTAATACAGTTGGGATTGAATTTACAAATCCTGCAGCTAAAGAATTCAATAAAGTCAAACCTAATTCTAATAATTGAGGTATACCTGATAATATTCCACCAATAAGAGTATTTATAAGCGTAAATCCACTCGTCATCATTATTGTGCTCGAACTTTCAAATCCAGCTTTCAATCCTGAAATAACTTGTGAAACAATAGTACCTATATTGCTACTTAAGGATTGTCCAAATTTAAACAACTGAGGTATAGCGTCATCAAGAGCAATAGCAATTTTTTGAATGAATTGTGATACTGTACCTGCTAATGATAATGAGCTACTATCAAAACCTTTTAAAATAGTGTTCGCTAATTCAGGAATAGCAGTAGCAAATCCTTGAATAATTGCACCAACCATATTTACTCCTGCAACGATTAATTTTGGCAAAATTCCTATAACAATCTTTGGAATTCTTTCCACAATTTTTGGAAGCATAGTTTCAATTAATGTACCTATCCCATTTAAGATAATTTCTATTCTAGGAAATATATTATCTCCCACAGTATCAACACTTTCAACAAATTGATTGATTAATTCTTGTAAATTAGCATCATCACTACCTAAACCTGTTACAAGATTATCCCAAGATGCTTTCATCATATTAACGGAACCTTCAATAGTTGTAGCAGCTTCTTTTGCTGAAGTTCCTGCAATACCCAAGCTTTTTTGCATAACTGAAATAGCGTTAACAATATTTCCAAAAGATAAATCTCCGTCTTTAACAGTGACATTTAACTCTTTTTGAATTTTAGTCATTTTAGAAGCATCAGTAATTAATCTTTTCATTTCTTCTTTTGTACCACCATATCCTAACTTCAAGTTATCAAGCATTGTATAGTTTTGTTTTGCAAAACCCTGATAAGCCCACTGTATAGATTCTATAGAAGTACCCATTTTATTAGCATTATCGGACATATCTATCACTGCTCTATTAGCATAGTCTGCAGCCTTTTGAGTATCTCCTCCTAATGATTGTAATAAGGATGCACTAAATCCTGTTACTTGTTCCATATATTGATTTCCGCTTATTTGAGCAGTCTTATAAGCTTGAGAGGCATATTCTTGCACTTTTTTAGAAGCATCTTTAAATAAAGTATCAACGCCACCAACAAGTTGTTCATATTTAGCATATGATTTTGTAGCTTGTGCAGTTAAACCGGCTATGGCAGTAGATGAAGCTGTTACAGCCACAGCTGTACCTTTAACAACAGCACCTGCTACTTGTTTAGCTCCGTTGGCAACTGAAGAACCAAAAGATTTTAGTTTAGCCCCGAGCCCGTTAAAATGATTGTTCATTTGATTAGTGGTTCCTTGTGTATCTTTGGCTAAATCTTTTAATTTCTTCTTTAACTCTTCAATACCTTCTTTTAACCCTTTTTGGTCAAGTAGTGTCTCTATTGTAACTTTACCATCATTCATAGATTATAACCTCCTTCCCGTTAAGTATTATAAAATTCTTCTCTTATTTCTTTTAAAATTTCATTTGTATTCTTATTTTCTTTTTTTGGCAGTGACCATATATTTTTTAATTTTTGACATTGTTTTTCATACGATTTATTATCTTTTTTATAACTTCTAAAGCCCATAATTTGGGACATAATAGTTGATTCATTTAATCCAATAAATAATGCTTTAAACATATGCCAATGCATATCACATGATGTTAAATCTATATTATATTGAGACATAAAAGAACTAACTATATATTCCCCATCTTGAATATAATCCCATACAATATCATTTGATGTATCAGTTGATTCTATTGGTGTTGAATTTTTATTATTATAAAAATTTATTAGTGCTTCTAAAAATTCTTTTTGATATGCAATGGCTTCTATTGCTAATACATCATCTTTAATAACAAAGAATAAATCTATATAATTAAAATCCTTAAAAATAGAATCATCCTTTAACATTTCTCCAAATTTTAACCACTCTCTAAAATCTGTGTATAATAAATAAGACTTGCCTCCTACATTTATGGAATTCGGCAAGCCTTTTGTTCTTAAATCTATCATTTTTTATTAACAGTTAAATTTTGAGCTTTGTCCATTGCATTGATAAGTTCAATTAATTTGTCATATGATGATAAATCAATATCACCTAATGCGATAGATTGGTTAAAATTATTTAACGGTTTATTGTATGTTTGAATAATTGATAAATATAGAATATTTAATTCATTAGGGTCTACGTTGTTAAATTTGCCTAGAGCTTTTTCACAGTTTTCTTGCCCTAATAAATTACACACTAATTCATACATTCCTTTACATTTTTCTTTAAAATGTAATTCAGGTTTAGAGTTATATAATTCTTGTTTTTCTAATTGTTCAGCAATTTTTAAATTATATTTTGGTAATGTGAATACGTCACCATTAAATTCTACTTGATAGTCCATTTAAAATTAACCTCCTGATTTAGTAAATGTTGGAGCACCACTTGTAATTGCATACGTTCCTTTTTCAATGTCTCCACCCATTTTAATTGAAAAAGTAATTTTTCCATCCACTGTATTTAGCACTTTTGATGTCAAAGTTGCCACACATCTCCAAGCTTTCTTTTCAGTTCCGCCAAAGCACATTAAGAAAGGTACTTTAACATCACTGCCTACAGGCATATTGAAAAATTCATTAAACATAAAATCATAAATAGGATTTCCCTCGTAACAAGCAATTTCTTGAGGTAATTCAGGTTGATTTCCATTGATTTCAGTTACCGCATTTGCAAAGCAAATATAATCCATATCTTCTTCACTTTCATTCATTGTCAATTCAAAAATTGTAGAGTAATCAATTTGTTTCCAACTAGATGATGCAAAAGTTGTATCTTTAGTAACATCTAAAAATGGGATGAACTGATTTCTAGTTAATTTTGTCATAGCTGCCATAATTCTAATCTCCTTTCATTTGTAAATATTGAATATAAAATTGTCCTTCATACCGAGCAATAGAAGTATCTTCTTGTAAAGTATATACTTCAGGAGCTTTATATAATGAACCAATTTCATTAACTATATAGTTATCTCCTAAAATAGGAAATTTTTGTTTTAAATTCATATCTTCTATAAATTTAGTAATTTTATCAAACGAATTTATTGCTTCTAAATTTAAATCACTTGTACCCTCATCATATGATTTCACTAGATTTATATTGAACATAAGTCTAACTTCCATTGACCCGTCAATAAATTTATTTAGTATTTCACTACTTGAATTAGAACTTACTGAAGCAGTATCAGGAATCATTGGGATAACATTAAAATAAGTATATCCATTTACTTCAGGACAATCTCTTAACCATATTGAAATAGCTTCATATATACTATTCATTTATCTTCCTCCACGTTTAATAAATTCAGACACACTTCTAGCAACTTCATCTTTTTTATCTCTAAAAGCTGCCTGTTCCCAATGTGATTGAGCAAATGGGTTAACATCTTTACTATAATTCAAAGGCCTACCTTTACTAGATACACCTTGCCATTGATACCTAGCATACTTTTGATTATATGTAACTTTATAAGGTTCAGTCACATAATTATTCATTAACATTTTTGTATCGGCAGGAATATATTTTTTAAATTGTTTAGCCCATGTTTCTGCTAAATATATGCCCACCTTGTCATTTAGTAATTTAGCAATTATAGTATTTGATGGACTTAATTCTATTTTTACCTTCATAGTTAAATACCATTAACCCTAAATTGATAACGAGTATCAAATTTATTTTCTACTTCTTCAATATTTCTAATTTCACAAGCATTTGGACTATATTTATTTCTAATAGAAACTATGTTATTAGGAGTTATCTCTTTTTCTTTGATTTCTTCTAAAATAATAATATCTTGGTTTGATAAAGTAAAATAAGCATCCTTATTTTCTAATTCTTTCCATTTATAATAAGGCATATATTTATTAGTAAACGGAATCAAGATTGTAAATTGAGTTCCCATTGAAACAACTTGTCCATTAACATTGGAAATTTTAGTTCTTGAATAAGTACAACTTTTAATAACTGTTTTATACCAAACATCTAAACCAGTTATAGCATCAGTTCTTTTTAATTTATTTAAAATTGTAATATTACCTTGCACGATATAACCACCTACCACGATAGAATAATTCTGGATATTCATATAAATATTCATGTGCAATAGTTGTGAATTTTTCTAAAATAACACTTTCATTTTTCTTTGAAGTGTCATAACCGAAAGATTCAATTCCATTGCTATAGCTAGTTAATTTATCACTTACATTTGTACTATTTTCATCAAATAAAGTATTTATTAATTTAACTTCAAGTCTTTTAATAGATTCAGGTACTGATTCTAACTCATTAACCAATAATTCTAATTTCTTACAGGTTATATAATTTAATTTTGATTCTACTTCATATTGTAAATTGGGGAATGATTGTTGGTCACATTTCCCTCCAAAGTTTTGGTAATCTGAAAAAGAAATATAATTCATTTATCATTCCCTCCTTTACTATTCATCTTTAGTCGGTTCTTTTGGTGGTCTACCTTTTTTTGGTTTTTCCTCAACTTCAATCCCACCCATTTTCTTATACATTTCAATACAATCATGATTATTGGTTACAACTCCTGTACCATTTGGCAATTTAATCTCCATGCTAAATTACCTCCTTCTAGGATTGTTCATTTCCTTCATAATAGATGATTGTTTCAGGTGTCACTGCTTTTGTTCCATAATAGAAGAACATTTCAACAGCTACTGCTTCACTTAAAGGAATTCTTTCAGCTGTGTAAGGAACACTTCTAATAGGTTGTGCAATAGATTCATTCATCATAGCTTCAAATTTAACACCTTCAGGTAATCTATTTGAACTATGACATCTTACACCATGATAATAGAAGAACTCTTCAGTTGTAGTGTCAACATTTGTATTTACAACTTTATCTAAATACATACGCATTTTAGAATAAGTGTCGGGGTCAAAAACGATTTGTAGCATTGAACGGTCTAAACCATCAATATAATCATTTTTTAAAGTTTCTAAATGTAAGATAGCTGATTCTACAATTTCTTGGATTTCAGTTACTCCTGTAGCATGTTTAAATTCAGTTCCTTCAGTTTTACCTACTTCAAAGAATTTTGTATCTAATTCAGCAATTAAACGTTGAGCGTGGTTGGCTGAACGTTTAGCAACTAATCCATCAACTCCTAATAATCTAACGTCTTTTTGTTCAATTTCTTCAACAAATTCTCTATCAGTATCAATAGGAATTGTAACTGTTTTACCCTTTACATTATTACCTTTTCCACCTGTACGAGCAGTACCATAATTTTGAGCGGTTGCATTAGCAAAACGTTTTGCTTCTACCGTACCTGCTAAAGGGTCACCTGATAAATCAGTATTTTTTAATTGTACTGAAACTGCACCTTTTTGCACATTTTCAAGAACACCCTCATAAGCTTCTTTTAAAAGCATTTTTCCATCACTAGAACCATCCAATAATACACTTAATGATTCAATTCTATTTTGTGTTTTTACTGCCATATAATTTTTCCTCCTTTAATTTTTTACCAAATTACAGGATTAGGACGTTCTGCATCTTCAGATTCATCTACATCTTCAGGGTCATCAACTTTACCTGATTTTCCTGAAAATTTAAGAGTTGGTTTTGTTGTTTGTTTCTCTTTTAAGAAAGCTCCTTCATCATCTTTCTTATAAGTTTCTACATAATCATCAAAACCAATTAATTCACCATCTTTCATTTTTAATTCATCTTTCATGATTTCACTTAAAAATGCTTTTTTAGCTGAATTAGAACTAAACTTTAATCCTGCTACTTTTTGATTTACTGCAAATTCATAAGCTTGTTTTTGTAATTTTGTTTCAGAATTTTTCTTGTAATCAGCATATTCCTGTGTCAAAGTATCAATCTTTGCATTTGCTTTATCAAGTTCTTCTTGACTTGTTCCTGCATCTTTTAATTGTTTTTGTAACTCTTTTAAATCATCATCACGTTTTGAAATATCAGCTTTATAGTTTTCAATTTCAGTTTCTTTTGATTTTAAATCATTACTAATTTTTTCAACTTCATTAATTGTTTTATAATTTTCATTAAAAGTTGAATTAAAATCTTTTTTCTTGTCTTCAGGAATTTCAATTCCAATTCCTTTCAAAATGTCAAAAATGTTTTTCATAAATTAATGTCTCCTTAAAATATTATTTTAATTGTGTTTTCCACAATCTAGGTTAACTTACATTATTATTATAATAAAATATTATTTTTATTACAAGTACATAACTATATTATTTAATCTTCATCATAACCATATACATATGTCCTATTAAATCTCGGTGTAATACCTGATTTTTTAGCAACATGATAATATAATGACTTCAATTCTCCTAATTTTGTTTCTTGTTTTTTATAATCAAACCCTGCTGAATCTAAAGCTAAAATTTCATCTTTTTTATATCTCATTTCAGTTTCAATAGAACGCATTAATTGTGATGCTTCATATTTAGTGTATTCTTTTCCTTTGATTGTAACTTTATCCGTAGATTTCTTTTTCATTAATTCTAAATCTTCCTTTGTGTATGTTTTTGGGGACACTCCTAAAATGATATAAGAAATTCCATGTCTACAATTCAATGTTCCAATAGGTCTTTTTAATTTATCGTTTAATTTTTCATAAGCTTTAATAGTGTATTGCCTTCCTTGATAAGGTAAATGGTCTTCAGCACATAAGCCATGAGCATCAATTTCTACTCCATCAGCGCCATATTGATTCCCCATTTCTTTTCTAATGCCATTATTGACCTGTCTAACACCCTCTAAAATATTCATTCTGCAAGCACTGTCTAATCTTCTTGTTCTACCACTAGCATATGTGATTCTCATTCCTTTTCTAGCTTTTGATAATAACATTCTTTTCATTACACTTTCATAGTCGTCCATTCCTGTGGCTACTGTATCAATAGCTAAATCAATAATATCTCTATAATCTTTTGAAATGGCAATTGTATGTGACATATTTATAAATGTGCCATCAGTTAATTTCTTAACTGATTCAATGTAACTATTCAAAGGTTTATTTTTAGAAAAAGGAGGCTGAGCTACACCCTTATAATTATATAAATCAGCTACATCCTTATATTCTTCTTCTGCACTTTCAAAATATAATTTTTGAATGTCTTCTAAAGCTAATCCTGTTTCTTTAACTAACATAGAATTAATTTCTTTGATATTATTTCCCATCAAAGCTAATTGTTCTAATCTATGCAAGTTGTCTTTATCTAATTTTCCAATAGCTTTAATTTGTTTAGCCATCATTTTTAAATAGAAAGTATTCACTTTACTAAATCTTTTAGCTATTTCAAAAGCTTTATTTGTAAGTTCAGTGGGTGTAATAGCCATATATTATTCCTCCTCTGTTTCTAATTCATTTGTTTTTGAACCATTATTAAATAAATCATTCATCATATTTTCTTGTTTTTCTTTTTGCATATCTTTAATTTTTTTAGTTGCAACCTCTAAAGATTCTCCTGTATACCAAGAACGTACTTCAGCTTTATCTAGAATATCAGCCTCTACTAATTGAATCTTTTGTTGAAGTTCAGTATCAGTATCAGTTAAGACGCTATCTCCCCATTCAACCGTAGTATCATAATCCCCATCGGGTGCTAATTCATACAAATCAACTAAAACATTCATGGCATAAACTGTATCCATTAAAGTATCTTCCAAAGCTTCTTGATGTGATACAATATTAACATATGCTTTTTGTTTTAAAACTCTAATTTCAGTGGCAGTTCTCGCTTCAGCTTCTACATTAGAAATAGTACCTCTAGAAAGGCATAAGTTATCTTCAATTCTCATGAGGATATTGTTTAATCCATCTAAATAACTAGCATCTCTTAAGGTTGGAGCGAAAGCATTATAAGTATCTGATTGTCCTAAATCCAAAGAACGATATAATCTATCTTTCATTCTATCCATTACTGAATGAGTACCATAATAGCCATTTTCATAATGCAAAGCAGTAGGGTCTACATCAATAGCTATTTGTCCACCCTCATATTCCCAATCTAGCCTACCAAATTGTTCATCAGCTTTTTGTATTAAATTAACAGCATCACCAAAGAACGATACTCCTAGTGGTGAATTCATATCAACATTATTTGAAATTGGTTCACAATAATAACCATATAAAGGTTTTTCTACATTCTCAATTTCTACTCTAGGTTCTAATGTGGACCATTTTTCTACTTCAGTTAATGGAATTTCTTCACCTAGTTCTTGAGTTGTATTTTCATCTCCATTTGCATCTAATTTAATTTTAAAAGCTTTGTTTTCAATCGTGACAGTATTATATTCAAATGTTTGCCTTTCTACTTTTGTATATAAAATTTCACCGCTTCTAAATTGGTCTAAAAATGCAATATCCACAATATTCCCATCATCATCAAAAGCAATAGGATAAAACTCTCCTTGATAATTGAAGTCAAAATAAACTTGACCATTTTTAATATAAGGCCTGATGATAACTCCGCCTAAAGCTAACGCTTTTTCATATACTTTAGGAAGTTTTTTAATTAATTTTTTCTTATAAACGTTGTTCAAATAGTCAGCCCTTGTTTTAGTTTCTTCTTGTTTGTCATTGTCTACTTCGGTACTAATATTTGGGTCTATAATATCAGTTTTCATTTCACTCAAAACTTGCTGCTTAAATGATTTACAAATTAATTTTGGAATACCAATAGAAATAACTCCTGTATCATTATTAACCCAAGGAGCTTTATTCTTATACATTTTCTTCCATAATGATATAGACTTCATCATAGTATCGGAAATACTAGAATCGATACTATTATCAACTTTAGCATTTCCAATCATTTTATTTATAGCTTGTATAATTAATTCAATAAAGTGTTTAATCATATTATTCCAAACCTCCCTTATATTTGATTAATAATTAGCTCATTTGTTTCAAATTCACTTATATTGTTTTTACCATATAATTTCAATGTAAAATAATTATTATTAGTAATATCATTTGGTACTAAACAAGAATTTCCTTTAATTAATAAATTAACTTCTTTGTCCTTCCCATTTGTTAATTTTATTGCTTTTCGACTACCTCTCCAAGAAGCATCAAAGTCAAATAATAATTTTAAATAATTATTACTATTCATAACTATATCATCAAAATTACAGTTTTTATTCTTTTCTAACTTTTGACCTGAAATATTAAATAATAATTCTCTCATTTTATATCTCCTTTAACTTTTTCAAATTGATTACTAATTTTTGGAATCATACGAGCAATAAAATTAACATTATCCTCATTGTGAATTCCATAACCAAATTCTATCCCTGCTTCATGTAAATAAGCATGTACCATTTCATGCAATAATGTATGTTTAATCCATGTATCATCTTTCCAAAGATAAATTCGTTTATCATCATAATGGACATAACCATCACTATTATTTGCTAACATACAAGAATCCTTTTTTCTAATATGTTAATTTCATATTCTTCTCCTAAAATATTAACGACCATATCTAGCACCTCCACGTTTCTTCCATATTTGTTCCGTTGCATATCTAATACAGTCAATACTATGGTTGTCTAAATCAGGATATGCACTTATTGGTTCACCTTCCGGTGTTGTTTCATATTGATATTTAGAAAATTCTTCTTTAGTGTTTGGACATTTAATTGGGTCTATTACTATCTTTAATAGTGATTGTAACCACTTCATCCCAAATCTTACTGAATCAGGACCTTTTTCAGCTGCTCTAGCATTAATTCCATATGTTCTATATTCTTCTACAGACTTTTGTTCAGCACTGTCACAAGTGACTATATCATATCTTGTTAAACCTTTCTCATTTAATAATACATTAGCAGTATCTTTATTTGATTTCTTATTACATCTATATTCATCAAATATATACAATGTCATTCTAGCACTATCATAATAGCACCCACCAAAATGGAATGGGTCAGGATACCAACCCCAATCGACACCATATAATACTTTATCAAATGAAGCTATTTCATTATCAGTAATTTCTCTAATTTCTAAATTATCAAATACTTCTAAACCTTGACCTACAGGAATACCTAAATATTCATGCTCATAAGCTTTTGGATTTATCTGTTTTAGCCATTCAGCATCATCAAAAAATTGTTTACCGAGCCATTGTTTTGGTACATCTCTATAATCGCTGTCATGTACTATTCTATCAGGTTTTCCACTTGATGCTTCTACATTAATCCAATGAGTGTTAGAAATAGGCACGTTATAAGAAAAGAATGTATAATATCTATCTCCCCCACGAATAGTAGACTGATTAATATTACGAATTTCATTCATACCTTTTAATTGGTCCGCTTCTTCAAACCATCTAATAGCAATGTACATTCCCTCAGGTGGTCTAATAGATTTAATCTTTTGCGGGTCATCTCCACCTCTAAAATAAATCTTTTGCCCTGTTTCTTTTAAAGTTATCTCCATTGGCGATACCGTGAATTTGAATTGATTCGTTAATCCTAAATGGTCAATAGCCCACTTAATTTGCATATAAACGGAATCTTTAAGAGTATTTCCAACCTCTCTCATCACTAATGCACAATAGTTAGGATTGTTTTTCATTAACTCAATAGTCTTTTCTCCTATATACGTTGATTTAGTGGAACCACGTCCGCCCCTTAACCAAAACTCACTATAATCAGGATTATCAATATCTCTATTCAAATCTACAAATGATTTAGCTATATCTTTAGCAGGAATATAGAATGATGTATTTTCTTTCTCTTGTTCTTTTTCTGCTAATTCAGTTAATACTTGAAAAGATAAAGCATTTCCTTTCATTGCGGACCTTGCTTGTCCTGCAATCATTGATGCCATCACAGTAATATCTTCATCTTCAATTTCTTTACATAATCCTTTGACTGAACGAACGTTCTTTTTATTTGTTTCAGATTCAAGCATCATTTTGGCTAGTTGTTGCATGGTTTTTTTCTTTCTTCTTGCTTTACCACTAGCAATACCCCCCATACGTGCTATTTGACTTTGTTGTTCTTTTGTTCGTTGGTTTTGAGGAATCAAGTGTTTTGAGTTATCACCAGGCATTAAATCACTTCCTTTACTTAATAAATAATA